GGAGAGGCAACAATGAGATTGACGGTGAAATAATGGCGTGGATAAAAATTGACGATAGTTTTCCCGATCACCCAAAAGTGGTCGGGCTATCTGATACTGCATTTCGTGTTCATATTAGCGGATTATGTTATTGCGGAAAGTATTTGACCGATGGGTTAGTACCAATGCAAATAGCATCAAGATTTGCTAATAACGATATATCCGTACTTGTGGAATTAACAAACGCGGAACTATGGCGTGAAGATGTATCAAATAACGGTTTCCGTATTCACGATTATCTGGCGCATCAAACTAGCAAAGATCAGGTAGAAGTAAAGCGTGCAAGTCTCAGAGAAAGACAAAAGCGTTACCGAGACAAACACGCAGTACCAGATAACAACGCAGAACCAGTTGATGATGATTGGAATAACGCGTTAATAACAGAGCCAGAATACAGAATACAGAATACAGAATACATAAAACAGAATACAGAAGAAAAGCAACTACTTCCTACTCCAAGAGTAGCAAGTGCAAAACAAGCAGTTGAAAATATAAGCAATAAATTAACAGAAGCACGCGCTAATGGTATTAACGCATGGAACTTATCTCGATTAGTTGAAGATGAATGGGATAAGTTACATAACAATAATGACATTGGCGGTTGTATAGCACTAACTGCGTGGTATGTAGCGGAACTACAAACACGCCAGTTATCCAGCGCAGAGATCGGGCGCATTGGTCAAATGACAAAGAGGTTTGGTCGGATAGCGTTATTAGCAATAGACGAAGCCGCAAGTAAAGATTTAACAGATTTAGTAAGTTACGCATACCGCGTGGCGCAAAATATGTACAAAGAGAGGCAAGGCAAATGACCGAAAATAAGTCACCAGAGACGAATACAGACTCGCAGAATAACGACCCTAAGTGCGTTATATGTAACGACCCAGCAAGTCACCAGAAACTCGGTAGAGATGTTTGTGAGTATCACTGGGAACTATCCAACGATCACAAAAGGGGTAGATAAATGAAAACATATAATGAATGGATTATTAGCAAATTGGCTGCTGATCTAGGCGTAACAAATAACTCTATTGAACAAGATACAAATGCAACTAAACAAGTCCAGCGTTACATTGTGGCTGAAATTGAAACATATGAGGAACTTGTACAAATTCTGCATGGAAAGGTTGGAAAATAGTATGCAGTTTTTTAATTCCCACAAGTGCAAAAAACCGCATTGGACAGTTGTACAAGGCAAACTAATACTTGAAACTGCTAGTGAAGAGCATCAAGAATTAGCAAAGCAGGTAATAACGGTACTTGAAGCGCAAATACGCAATCAAATTGCGCAAGAGATAATGTTATTTAACCCGATCACAAATCGCAAGGAAATCGTTAAGCGCATGGGTAGTTTAGATAACGCTTTAATCGGTGTTCAGGCAATTTGCGCAGATATAGCACTAGGTAGCGAAAGGGAACAAAATGGAACCAAATGAGAAGTTTGATTTGATACAAAAACTGTTAAGAGAGGTTCACGATCTGCAATTAACGGTAGAAAGTGAATTACCGCCTAATGAACTAGCGTTTGTTTTTTTAACAGGTCATAGGGCAGGGATAGAAGATGTACTAAATGTATTAAGAAAGGAGTTGTAATGTATAACAGATGCGTAAAAACAAATTGTTATTGTACGCACAGCGATGGTTGCGATCGAGGTTATATTTTTATTCGGTATGTGGATAAAAAAATAATTGTTCGCAATAGCGTGCAAACTACGGTTGAAACTTGGTATGATGGCGTGCGTTTTTGCCCAGTTTGCGACCCAGAGAGGGCGCATATTCAAAACACATCTACATCAAGTGAGGAAATGGCAGAACGCCTCAGAAATCGCTCATCACTCCGATCATCGGACAATTACGACAGAGAAGAAGCGACACGAACCCGAACCCTGTAAAGGAGTAGGAAATGCAAAAACAAAACAAACAAAAAATACTATTAACAACTGTTACAGGTTTGTTATTAGTATTAGCAAGTCCAGCAGAAGCAAATGCACCGCATATATCAAAAGAGGAAAAGGTTGCGCATTTAGCGTTACAAAATCCTAAAAAATACGCTCAAATTGCTATAAAGGCATACAACTGGAACACAAACCAGTTTGTATGCCTTTCTCAGTTATGGGGCAAAGAAAGTGCTTGGAACTACAAAGCAGATAATCCTACAAGTAGCGCATATGGAATTGCGCAAATGTTAGGGGAAAAAGCAAAGCACCCAAAGAAACAAATTGATAACGGATTGCGGTATATTGAGCATCGTTATGGAGATCCCTGCACCGCTTGGAAAAAGTGGCAACGACAACGCTGGTACTAGCGCGCAATTTTTTATTGCAGGCAGACCAATTCCACAAGGTTCGCTTAAATTCATTAACGGACACGCAATTCATGTACGCGCACAAGACTTAGCATTGTGGCGTGCTGATATTGCGCGTGTTGCTAAGTCGGTGATCTGGGAAAAAGCAGTTGAAAGCGTTGAAGTTCATTTAACATTTACGCTTTTGAAGCCCAAAACTGTTAAACGCAACGAACCATTTGTTAGACCAGACATTGATAAGTTAATTCGTGCGGTGCTTGACGGATTAACAGGCGTTGCTTATGAGGACGATCAGCAAGTTACAAAAATTACTGCGGTGAAAGAATATGGCGCAGTTGAAGGTGTGTTAATACGCATAACAGATAAAGCAAAGTTAAGCCGCAACTTGCTCTATGCTGAAACTGTCATTGACGATCATTTCAATACTTATGGCGATTAAACCGTCATAATAATCACAGAAGGCATCAAATGACTGATTGGAAAGCACTAAGGGAGTTAATTCTTGCACGGTGCGAACAGTACTGCGAAAAGTGTGGAATAGGGTTATCAGATAACTTCGCGTTGCATCATCGCAAACTCAGATCGCGTGGCGGTAAAGATACAGTTGATAATCTTATTGCATTACATCATGAGTGCCACAATCTTGGAACATTATCTGTTCATATGAATATAAAAAAGGCAACAGAAACAGGACACATTGTTCCGCAACACGCAGACCCATTTGATTATCCGTTATTGCTTCCTAACGGTTCAACTGTTAAACTAACACTTGAAGGAACTTACGATCACATTGAAAGGATTGAAGGCTATGGCTGGTGAAATTGTTATTTACGGAGAAGGGCGTTTAGGTAGCGACCCAGAATTAAAACAAACACCTACTGGAAAATTTGTTACATCATTTTCAGTTGCAAACACACCGCGTATTAACAAAGATGGTGAGTGGGTAGATAAGGAAACAGTATGGTTTCGTTGTTTTGTTTGGGGCAAAAATGCAACAGGCGCGGCAAATGAATTACGCAAAGGTACATTAATTTCATTTAACGGATTACTTGCGCAAAGTACATATGTAAATAAGGAAGGCGTTGAAGTTAAATCACTTGAATGCACAATTAACGGTTATGGTATCGTTCCTAAAAACACGCCAGAACCACTTGTACCGCATAATGAAAAACCGATCGAGGACCCAGTTGATGATCCTTGGGCATTATAGAAAGGCAACAAATGACTATTTCAGAAGTTCAGTTAGGTATTCCAGATGGCATGGTAGATAGCCATACCGCAACAGAGATGCTTAACATTTCACATAACAATTTACGACAACTTGTGTGGCGCAAAATTCTTGTACCGACAGGCAGATACAGAAGAAAATCCTTGTTTAACATCACAGATGTTGAGCGAGTGAAGGCACTTCGCACACCGTCAATCCCTTCGGTGTAGCGAACTAGAGAGAGGGTGCTTCCGTCCCTTGGCACCCTCTCTCCCTAAATTTGAAAGGTAAAAATGGAACTGGAAATAAAAGTTATTCCGATTGATGATCTAACACTTGACCCAAACAATGCGCGAGCGCATAATCAAAAGAACCTAGATGCAATTGCTAACTCTTTGCAAATGTTTGGGCAACGCAAACCAGTAGTAATAACAAAAGAGTTACTTGTTGTTGCTGGTAACGGTACAGTTGAAGCAGCCAAACAAATAGGCTGGAAAGGTTTGTCTTGCGTTACTGTTCCAGATGATTGGGATACAGACACAATTAAGGCATACGCGCTCGCAGATAATCGCACGGCTGAATTAGCATCTTGGAATAGTGAAGTGTTACTAGAACAATTACGCGAACTCAATCTCGCAGACTGGTCTGTTACAGACTTAGGTTTCAAAGGTTTTGATTTGAAAACACGCGAAGAAATTAACACCGATCTAAAAGAGATTGCAGAGCGTTATGAAGTTGTAATTGAGTGTGAAGATGAAAATGATCAAACTGCATTATTGCTACGGTTATCACAAGAAGGGTTGCGTGTTCGCGCAATCGTTATTTAATAGAGTTGGGCAAACTGCCTAACACCTCTCTGGTGAAACATAAGTAATCAGAGTGAGTGCTGGACGGAGCCCTATAAGCCATGCTTTTATGCCATGCTTATAGGGCAAAGTTCGCAAAATAAGAGAGGCAAAAATGAGTATTATCAAATTAAGCACAGAAATTAACAGATCGCCTAGAGTAATGCAGTTAGAAGGCATTTTTGATTTACAAGCGGCGCAAGTATCTACAACAGAAATTCCTAACAATATTCCAGACTTAGGAACACGCGATTGGAATATAGGTTTAATTGTTGGTCCTAGTGGCGCAGGTAAAACAACGGTCGCCAAAGATATGTTTAATCAAGAATTGTTAAGCACAGAAACTATGCAATGGGGTCGCAATAACGCCGTTATTGACGATTTTCCTAAAGAGTTACCGATTAAGGACATTACCGAATTACTTTCAAGTGTTGGCTTTTCATCACCACCTGCTTGGTTACGCCCATATGAGAATTTATCAAACGGTGAAAAGTTCCGTGTGAGTATGGCACGCGTACTTGCAGAGAGTAAAGAGATCGCAGTTGTAGATGAATTTACATCTGTTATTGACCGCACAGTTGCGCAAATTGGTTCTGCTGCTATTGCTAAAACTGTTAGAGCGCGTAATCAAAAGTTTGTTGCAGTTGCTTGCCACTACGATATTGAAGAGTGGTTACGACCTGATTGGATTTACCAGCCACATCTTGGCACTTTCACTTGGGGGTCGGTTCAACCCCGCCCACAAGTCAATGTTGAAGTCATTTGGGCAAAGTATGAAGCGTGGAGCATATTCAGCAAACATCACTATCTAAGCGACAGTTTGAACAAATCAGCGCAAATCTATGTTGGGTTAATCAAAGATCAGCCAGCAGTATTTACCGCTATTCTGCCTCTTATTAACGCTAATGTTAAAAATGCTAGGCGTATTAGCAGGACTGTTGTTCTGCCTGATTATCAAGGTATCGGTTTAGGTGGCAGATTTGTAGATTATGTTTGTGCTGGATTAGCGGCGCAAGGGTTATCTACATATACGACCACAAGTCACCCAGCACGCGTTAGGGCGTTGAATAGATCATCTAACTGGGAAATGATAAGAGAGCCGTCAAGAGTGGCGCAAAGAGGCAAAACATCTTCCATAACAGGCAGGTTAGGACTATCGCGTAGCAGAATAACTACTGGGTTCAGATTTGCAGGTGCGCCTAATGAAGAGATCGCTAAAGTTTTATGTCCACGCCCAAAGAATTAGTGCTATATTTGTAGTGGATTATGGGGGTGGAAATGCCAATATATGCATTTAAGTGTTTCAAATGTAATGCGCAACGCAATGTTCATTTCGGGTTTGATGATATACACGAATTGGAATGTGAGTGCGGTAATGTTATGAGCAAAATTATAGGCGCAACGCCAGCGATCTTTCGCGGTGGCGGTTGGGGTGGCAAGTAATGGGAAGAAGCAGAGTTAAACCTGAAACTTTGGAGAAGGAACGCAAGGTACTTGAATATAGGCGTGGCGGATTAACATTTGATCTAATTGCAGAGCGATTAGGTTACGCAAGTGCATCTGGCGCGCATAAAGCATATTTAAGTGCGTGTAACAGAATTGTTTATGAAGATGTAATTGAAGTGCGCAAATCTGAAATGGACAGACTTGATATTGCGCAAGCGGCTATCTGGGGTGATCTAACAGATACACAAAATGTAGATGCTAATACTCGCGCACGGTTAGTAATGGCGTTAATTAAGATTATGGAAAGGCGTGCCAGATTGCTTGGTTTGGATATGCCTACTAAGGCACAAGTTGAGGTAAGTATCTATGACCGAGACACAATTGATGCAGAAGTCCAACGACTTGTCGCTATCCTTAATAGTCAGCCGCAGAGTTAGATGGCTTAACCAGTTAGCACGACCTGAACAATTACCAAGCGAAGATACATCTTGGAACACTTGGTTGTATTTAGCAGGGCGTGGCGCTGGTAAGACACGCACGGCTGCAGAGTGGTTGGCTTGGGAAGCATCTAGCAAACCAAAGACACGCTGGGCTATTGTTGCGCCTACTTATGGAGATGCTAGAGATACTTGCGCAGAAGGTGAAAGCGGTATTGTTAATGTGTTACGCCAATATGGCACTCTAAAGGATTACAATCGCTCGATCGGTGAAATCTTTTTAACAAATGGGTCACGCATTAAATTGTTTTCTGGTGAAGAACCAGAGCGTTTGCGTGGTCCTCAGCATCATGGCGGTTGGTTTGATGAGTTAGCAGCATTTAAGTATCCAGAGGCATGGGATCAGTACCAATTCGGTTTGCGTTTAGGTGAATTTCCACAAACTATTGTTACAACTACACCCAAACCTATCAAGATCATCAAAGAGTTAATTAAACAAGATAATGTGAGGGTAGTGCGCGGTTCCACATTTGATAATGCAGCAAATTTAGCTGAAAGTGCATTAGCGCAATATAGATTGCGTTATGAGAACACGCGCCTCGGCAGACAAGAATTGTACGGAGAAATACTGGACAATGTAGATGGTGCGTTATGGACTCGCAAACTAATTGATGATGCAAGAGTGGATAGCGCACCACCACTTATTCGGGTTGTAGTTGCCATTGACCCTGCGGTAACTGCTAACGCTACTAGCGATGAAACTGGCATAGTTGCGGCTGGAATTGCATCAAATGGTGATTACTACATACTTGATGACAAATCTATTCGCACAACGCCAGATGCTTGGGCAAGAGTGGCAGTTGAGTTGTATCACAAACACAAAGCAGACAAGATCGTTGCCGAAACAAACAATGGCGGTGATATGGTTATTTTGTTATTAAAACAGGTAGATGCTTCTATTGCGACAAAAAAGGTAACTGCCACTAGAGGTAAGCAATTACGCGCTGAACCGATCAGCAGTTTGTACGAACAAGGCAGAGTGCATCATGTTGGATACTTCTCTGATCTTGAAACTCAAATGTGTGAATGGACGCCACAATCTACAGAAAGTCCTGATCGGTTAGATGCATTAGTGTGGGCATTAACAGAATTAAACTCTGGTGGTGCTAGTATGATCGCACTCGCAAGTATGGCAGTATTATGTACAGTTTGCGGTATGCCATCACCGAAAACGGCTAGCATTTGCTCTAAATGCGGAAACAATTTGAGAGGTTAATGTAATGGGTTTAATAGACCGATTTGCAGAAAGAGTTGCAAAAGAGATTACTAAAGCACCTAATCTACCAGTAGGTTCAATAGCACTAACAGAAACGCAAATGCGTAACAATATCGGGCAAACAACAACATACGAACAAACAGATGCACTACCACGCAATCCTAATCTTGCGACAGTTCCATTTGCTCCTGGTATGCCTATTGTTCCGGGCGCAATAAATCCACCGAACTCAGATAGTGGCAGACCCGACCCACGCAGATATGAATATCAAGTTGCGCAAAATATCAATATTACAGAAACACGCTTAACACCTTTCAAAACATTACGCGCTGCCGCAGATCAGATCGACATATTGCGCAGATGTATTGAAGTTACAAAGGCAAAGATACTTGGACTAGATTGGGATATTACATTAGGAGAAGATGCCGCAGAAAAGATTATTACTGAGATCGGTGGCGCAAGAGTACGCGCTATGCAAACTGCGCGAGATAACTACACGGAAGATATTAGCCGTTGTCGTCAATTCTGGGAACAACCAGATAAGGCAAACGGATTATTGTTTTACGATTGGTTAAATATTGCACTTGAAGAAATACTTGTGTTAGATGCGTGGGCTATATGGCCGCAAAAATCTGTCGGTGATGAACTATACGGATTACAAATTCTTGATGGTTCCACAATTAAGCCATTGATTGATGATCGTGGTATGCGACCAATGCCACCATTTAGCGCATATCAGCAAATCTTGTTTGGTTTTCCGCGTAGCGAATTTACTGCACCGACAGAAACAGAAGAAGCAGATGGCGAATTTACAAGTGATGAATTAGCGTATTTGATACGCAATCGCAGAACAACAAGCGTGTATGGATATGGACCTACCGAACGCGCATTACCACTTGCAGATATTTACTTGCGCAGACAACAATGGATACGCGCAGAATATACAGATGGCGTTACACCAGAATTGATGATGAAAACAGATGCAAACTTTGGTAATAACCCAGACTTGTTACGCGCATATGAAAACATTTTCAATAGCGATCTAGCAGGACAAACAGAACAACGCAAGCGTGTTCGCCTTTTGCCAGTCGGTATGGAGCCAATTCAATTTGATGGTTATGGCGAGAAGTTCAAAGATACGCTTGACGATTATCTTGTTAATAGCATTTGCGGTCACTTTGGAGTTCAACCTTCTGAAATTGGATTTAGTCCTAAAGGTGGTTTGGGTGGCGCAGGTTTTCAATTAGGTCAAGCAGAAAGTAGCGAGGTGATCGGCGCAATTCCGTTAGCAAACTGGGTTGCAAAAATGATTACTCAACTCTCATATGTATTTCTGGGTATGCCACGCGAACTTGAATTCAAGTTTATGGAAAGTGGTAGAGAAGATACAGAAAGCAACGCACGCACTATTGATTTGAATATCAAATCTGGAACATTAACGCTAAATGAAGCACGATCACGCGCTGGTTTACCGTTAATTGAAGCAGCAGAAGCAGATGTTCCTATCTTCACAACCGCAACTGGTTCATATCTTGTAACAGAAACAGGTATGTTGTTAATTGACGGTACGCAAACACTTACAGATGATGGTGAAGCCGAAGCAGAAGTATCTGCTATTGAAGATGCGCCAGAAGAAGCAGAGATCACAGATGCAGTTAAAGCACAACAGGAATTAAAAAAGTTTCTGCGGTTTTTAACAAAAGCACCAGATAGGGCTTTCCGTTTTCAAGATGTGCCAGTTGTCTATGCAGATGTGTTAAACAAATTTGTAACTGCAAAAGATTACGATAGCGCACGCTGGTATGCCGAACGCTATTTAGCATAAAATGAATAGAGCATGGAAGAAAAGGCAGGGCGCAAAAACACGCCTTGCTGCTCGGCGCGCAAAACTTATTAGAGATGCTTTACGATCTTCAATAAATGTTAATGCCGTTGTAGATGATTTTTTTGCTATGGGTTTTACAGAAAATACAACGACAGAAGAAACACGCGCATATGCCAAAATACATATACGCCCAGATAGCAAAGAAATGTTCAATGCGTTACAAACTATCTATGTGGATAGTTACACGCTTGGGCAAGATATTGCTATGAGCGCAATAGTAAAGGCAAAGATAAATAAAGCACCATCAAAAGCAGACTTACAACGCGCAATGGGCATTAACTGGGATACTTGGAAACCGGGCAATCGCGCCGCCGCTAATTTGATTAAACCGCCTCGCGGATTATCTGATTTGTTAGATCGGCGCGGTGTAACAATTCAAAATGTAAACAGAACCACACTTGACAGAATTGGAACAATCTTAGGCAGAGCGTTAGCAAAAGGTGAAACTCCAGCAAGTGTGCGTGCAGAATTGGAAGATTTGCTAGACGATAGCGACCGCGCATTAACTATTGCGCAAACTGAAATGAGTAGTGCCGTATCCGTTGCTTCTAGGGAATTATATGAAGAAAGCGGTGCGGAACTGGTAGAGTGGATAGTCGCAGACCCTTGTGATCTATGCCAAGAAAATGCAGATGTATCACCTATCGGTATTGGTGATGTATTCCCAAGCGGAGATACCGAACCGCCAGCACACCCAAATTGTGTTTGTGATATTGCGCCATATGTGGTAGATACACAAAACATAGGACAAGATGCATTAGACTATATTCTGAATGGAGAATAACAAATGGCATTTGAACATATTAACGCAAGCACACTTACAGTTACTTCAATTTTGCATCAAGTGGATAAGAACGCCAGACCACAGACCCCAATTACAATTTACAACGGTCATAGTGCGTCAATCTTTATTGGCGATAGCACGATTACCACATCAGGCGCAACTATCGGTCGTACATTAGCAACAGGTACTTCACAAACATTCTATGCAAGCGCTGGCGATATTATTTATGCAATCTCAGCAGCAGCCTCAGCCGCTGGCGCAATTGTTCTAACTTATTCAGCATAAAATGGCAGATGGGTTTGTACCGCCTAAAGGCGCACAAGAAAACGCAAAGCGCGGTTTAGAATTACGCGCAGAGTTTAAGCGTGGCGGAACAATGGTGGGAGTTGCTCGTGCTAGAGATTTATCAAACGGTAGATCGTTACCGTTAGAAACTATCAATCGCATGGTATCCTATTTTGCAAGACACGAAGTTGACAAAAAAGGAAAGGACTGGGGTAACGCCTCAAATCCTTCTCGCGGTTATATTGCGTGGCTTCTGTGGGGTGGCGACGCAGGTAAAACTTGGGCAGATAGCATTTCACAGAGAGAAAAGAAAAAGGATAAATCAATGACGACAGATTTAGCACACTCATATGCGCAGATCATCAAACAAGAAAAGCAAGATGATGGAACGCTATTGGTATATGGCAAAGCAACTGACGATGCATTAGATATTGACCAACAAATTTGTGATGCCGCTTGGTTAGAGAAAGCAATGCCAGAGTGGTTCAAAACTGGCGGTAACATTAGAGAACAACATAGCAATATTGCCGCAGGTGTTGCAAAAGAATTAGATAGTAAAGCAGATGGACATTACATTTCTGCATTAGTTGTTGATCCAGTATCGGTAAAGAAAGTTGAAACTGGTGTGCTAAAAGGTTTCTCAATCGGTATTCGTGCGCCAAGAATTGTTAGAGATACTAAAGCCGCTAACGGAAGAATTATTGACGGACAGATCGTAGAAATTTCATTAGTTGATAGACCAGCCAACCCTAATGCAAAACTAATGTTGGCTAAATCTGATAACGCTGGAACTTTAGAACAAGTTGAAGAATTTATTGAAAAGAAAGAACCAGATTATGAAGACATCAATCGTGGCGGTAAAGGTTCTGAACCTTCCGATACTGAACTTTACAATCGCGTAAAAAGAGAAGCGAAAGAAAAGTTTGATGTTTATCCTTCCGCAGTTGCTAACGCTTGGGTTACAAATGAGTACAAAAAGCGTGGCGGCGGATATAAGAAAACAGAAAAAAATATAGCAACTCAGACCGTAAAAGGAGAAAAAATGGAGCACGAAGAAGATAAAGCGGTTTCTGAGAAGCCGTCAAAAGAAGATATGCTAAAAATGTATGAAGAAGCAAAGTCTGCTTATGAAGATGCAAAAATGGCACTTGACGAATGCAAGTCAATGTGTAAAGAAGCAGGTATGGAACTTGATGAAGATGAAGATGAAGAAAAGGAATTAAAGCCTGTCGGTGAAAGTGCAGAGGAAGAAACTGCAGAAGGTTCAAAGCCAGAAGCCGCAGAAGAGGAAGTTGAAGAAGCAGAAGGCAAGAAGCCTTTGGACAAAGTAGAAACCGCAGATTGTGATTGCGCAGGTTGCGCATCATGCGCAGAAAAAGGCGGTTGCGATAAAGCGATCTGCGAAAGTCACGAAGAAACAAAATCTGCTAAAAAGTGCCTAGAATGCGGTTGTGATCAGCCAGCAGATGCGCACGGTCGCAAAGATGTATCAACTGCAACTATGGTTGCGCCTACTGAAACTCCTAAGTCATCAACCACAATACTTCCACGCATAGATGTAGATGGAAATGATGTTGCCGATAATGGCACAGATGAAGATTCCTCAGATGATGAGGATTTGTCAAAAAAGACAATTACTGCAATCATTGAGAAAGCCGTAAAGAGTGCAAAAGATGCTATAACTACAGAGGTTACTTCCTATCAAGAGGAAATTAACAAGTTAAATGCAGAATTAGCAACGGCAAGAACAAAAGCAGTACAAGGTGGACCAAAGCGTTCAGTCATTAAGCCAGCAGTAATTGCCGAACTTGGTGATCTGCTACAAAAGGCTGCTGAATATCGCGCAAAGTCTGCCGTAACCGATGACAAAGATTTGGCACGCGGTTACAAAGAATTGGCATCAGATTTTGAAGCCAAAGCACTCGCAGTACAAGCCACTAAATAATTCAAACTCTTTACGAAAGGAAACAAATGGCTCTCGCACCAGTTAAAGCAACTGAGTTGTTCGGAGATGCTACTTCTGCAAAAGATGCAGCAGTGCGCATGGACGAATACACAGACGCTTTCAACAAGTCTGTTGGACAATCTATTTCAGACCCATCAGCAATTATGGCAATCAAGTCAGGTACATCAACATTTGCGCAAGCATCTGGCGACCCAGTATCAACACTTGAAGCCCTAGCAACAAACAAGTCTCTTTCACCAGATGCAGTAGGCGCGCTAAATAACGCACTTGCTTCACAACGCCTTGCAATGCAGGACATTCAGAAAGACATCACACTTACAAGCCCACTTAGCACATCTTTTGCGGCATTTGACCTCGAAGCACCATCTAAGTTGCTTACACCACGCCCAACACCATTGCGTAACAAGATCGCTCGCAAAAAGGGTATCGGTACTTCACACCGTGTAAAGCGTATTAACGGATACACAGGTACAGGTACAGGCGGAGTCGGTAACACATGGCCCGGAATTACAGAAAGCACAACAACTGCTTTCGGTTCAATTAACTTCCAACGCGGTCCAAAGATTTCATACGCAGCAGATGATCTAGTATTGCCATACAACTCATACTCACTATCTGATGCAGTTTCATTTGATGCAAACTTCTCAGGTATGGGATATCAGGACTTGCGCCAACTATCTTCAACATCAACACTTTACGCAACAATGTTGATGGAAGAGCGCATGATGCTTATGGCTCGCGGAACTGCATCTGGTTATTCAGGCGCACTTACTGCACCAACATTCACACTTGCTTCACCAGTAGCATCTGGTCAGACTGCACTAGCCGCAAATACTTACTATGTAAATGTTACTGCTGATGCTGGTATTTCTGGTTCAGGTTTTGGTGAGTCAATTCTTGGTACAGAAGCAAGCACAGCAGTTGCATCAGGTGATGTTCTAACTATTGCAGTTTCAACTGCCATAACTGGCGCACTTGGTTACAACATTTATGTTGGAACTGCTACAGGCGCAGCAAACCTCAAGTATCAGGGAACACTCCGTGGTACAGGTACATTTACAATTCAAGGTGCTTCTGCTACTGGTCTAACTGGTAACAACGCAGCATTTAATACAACAGGAGCCGCAGCATCTCGCGCATCAGCAGATACATCTGCATATGCAACAGGTTATGACGGAATTCTTCCTACTGTTCTTGGTTCATCAAGCGGTTTCAACAACGCAGTCAATTCAACTTTCTCTACATCAAACCCAGGAAATGAATATCAAACAGTATTCTCTGGTCTATATGATGCAGTTAAGGCTGATCCAGATGAGATTTTCCTAAACGGTGCAGATCGTAAGCAACTCTCAGATGCAATCAAAAATGGTTCAACTGCTAACTACCGTATCAATCTCTCACAAAATGAAGTAGGAGATTATGTTGGTGGTGCAGTTATCGGTGCTCTTAACAATGAGATCACAGGAAAGATGGTTCCATTAACTGTTCACCCTTGGCTTCCACAGGGTGTATCACCAGTGCTTTCATACACACTTCCAATTCCAGACACAGAGGTAACAGATGTTTGGGCTAACTTCATGGTTCAGGATTACATGGGCATTCAATGGCCCGTAACTCAGTTCGCATATGAGTTCAGCACATACTTCCGTGGTAACTTCTTCTGCACTGCTCCAGCATGGAACGGCGCAGTATCAGGAATTGTCAAGGCTTAGTAAGCAATAAATAGATGCCGTGCAGGAAGGCGCACGGTGTCTATTTACTTAATGAAGGATAAACATGACAAAATTGGTTGGACCACAAGGATTAAGAGGCGTTGATATAACCACATCTCGCGGTGTGCGCAAGTACAATCAAAACAAAAAAGGCATGGTAGAAGTTTCAAACTCAAAAGATGCAAAGGCGTTAAAGGCAGAAGGTTTTTTTGAGGCAAGTTTGATGGGTACAACAAATGACTCATCACTAGGTTTTGTTTGCGTTGAGTGCGGTTTTGGTTCTTGGTTTAGAAAATGCTCACGGTGTGGGCATGAAAATGGAACACCAGCAAGAGATGGGGAATAACAAATGGCAGTAGGTATTACACCTGATACACAAGATGAAAGTGCCTATCTCACCATTGCTGAATACAAAAATGCGCCAACATCTATTGACTTTGACAATCTTGTTGTAGGCGGTAACTCTGGCGCGCAAGATGCAGAATTAGCAAATGTGATCATGCGTGCATCTTCCTATATGGACGCACACTTAAATAGAAATTTAACCGCTACAACATATGTAGAAACTCAACGCACACGCATGACAACTGAAGGTTATATTGCGTTACACCCTGATAATTCACCAGTTGTTCAGTTATCAGATTTTCAATATGGTTCAAATCCACTTAATTTAATTACTTTGCCAGATTGTTCACAAACTTGGTTTGAAAATCAGCAAATTATTATTCCGTTATCACAAATATCAACTTCATATTCAAGTCAAGGACCACTTGCATTTGGCGGTGGTTTTCCGCGCCAACAACTCTTTACAAAATACACTTATGTCGCAGGTTATGTAAATACAAGAATTGTTACGGCAACTGCAACACAAACTACACTTACTGTTAAAAGTGGCGCAGGTATTATTGCTGGTCAAATTTTACATATCTATGATGGCGCATTAAGTGAAGATGTAACAGTTGCATCTACTTACACAAATGGTTCAACCACAGTACCGATCACAACTGCGCTAGTTTCAACACACGCCGCAGGAGTTGCAATTGGTAATATGCCAATGACGATTAAACAGGCTTGTATTCTTATCACAACTGCATTTATCAAAATGCGTGGAGATAACTCTATGACTATGCAGATCACAACAGGGGCTACTGCAAATGTTGATGGTTCACAACGCTTTGGTTCAGATATTGCTTCTGCGCTAGAAATGATTAAACTTTATCGCAGGGTTAGATAATGGCAGGGCGCACAGGAGTCCGTGCCACTTTGGCAACATTTTTAGCAACTCCGCAAATAGTTACACTCAATCAAGTATTCACTTCATTTCCTAAGCGCATAAATTTTCAGGTAAATTCAACCGCAGGGCAATTATCGCGTGCCGCACTTGTGGTATTTATTCAATCTGAAAATGAAACACGCCTAGCAATCGGTGGTGCTACTAACGGTTGGAAGCGTGTAGATTACTCAATAGTTTTACAAATCTTTCATCACTCTCTGCATAGAAACGCAGAAGATGCAATGGCTGATTTTGATACACTTGTTGATAACATTAAGACAAGATTGCGCTCAGATCACAATTTTGGAGATGCAACAGGTACATTGGTTTGGCAAGGTGCTGAACCGATCATCAACGCTACTTATGGCGAACCGCAAACGGTTGCCGAGGGAGCAACGGAAACATACGCTGAAATTCAGTTTGATGTTACCGAAATGATACAAGCATAAGGAGAACATATGGCAAAGTACAAATACACGGGAACAGACGAGCGTGTGCTCCCTTCGCTTGGGATTGTTGTGGCGCCAAATGATGAATTTGATGCGCCAGATGATTTTAATGCGCATGAAGTTATTAGTGTTAGTGCTAAGATTTCAACCAAACCAACCTTCATAACACCGCAGGAGAGTGAGTAAATGGCAGTCCAAAATTCCGTCCGTTCCTATATAGGAATTGCAAAAGAAACAACAAAAGGTACTGCGGTTGCACCGACAGATTACCTTCTAGTCAATAAAGATACTGTAAAGCCAGTAAATGTAATTGACCCATTGTACGACCAAGGACTTCGCGGTGCTATGGTTGAAAATTACAACTATATTCCGGGCAGAACACGATCTACATTTGATCTTGGTGGTGCGGTATTTGCTGATGGTATCGGTTACGCATTAACAGGTATTATGGGTGCTTGCGCTACAACTGGCGCATCTGCTCCATTTACACACACGATCTCATTAAAGAATAGTCTTGCGGCAACTACAGATGTTCAACCGCTTTCTTACACACTTACAGATTTTTATGCAGTTGCGATACGCACTTATGCGGCACAACAATTCCATGATGTAACACTAAAGTTTAATGCAGACGGTATGTTGGAATTTGATGCAAAGTCCACAGGTAACTTATCTGCAACAACTACTGCACCAACACCAACATTTAGCACACTTTTGCCAACACCAGTTTGGCAAGGAACTGTAACTATCGGTGGAAGCACAGTATCAAATGCTATGACTGGCACAATTGCGATGAAGCGATCAGTTACACCGATCTATGGCATCTCACAAACACAAGACCCATTTAGCGTATTTGTTGGTGCTCTTGATGTTACAGGTGATATTGAGTTTATTATGGAAGCGGATACAGAATTAACACGCTACTTAACAAACACACAACCTTCCATTGTCCTTAACTGGGCTTATGGCGCAGGTGCTGCTGCAATTCAAATTCAAGCAACCATTACAAAGGGTGCTTATACCGCTTCCGCTTATGATCGTGGAGATGATTTTGTAAAAATTATGGTCTCAATTAACGGTCTTGGTAACACCACAGATGCAGGTGCTTCTGGCGGTTTTGCTCCTATTAAGTGGGTATTACAAAATGCAAAGGCTTCTGGTACTTATATCTAAGTAACAGAACAAATGTGCTAGGGGGTCGGTCGAGCAGTCGCCTTCCCTGTTCCCGCCCCCTAGCACCTATTTATTGTAAAATTGGAAGGCACTTACCGATCGGAAGGAAATAAAATGTCAAAAAAGAAAATCACACTACCTAGTGGTGCAACAGTTTCATTACGCGACCCAAAAGATTTGCGTGTAAAAGATCGTAAAAAGATTTATATGAACGCAGGTAAAGCAGATGAAGGAATTATGCAAGCCCTTTCATTAACAGATGGATTACTTGCCGTGCTTGTAGAAGATTGGTCACTTGATCTAATTATTCCGTCAATCAAAATTGACTCATTAGATGAACTTGAAATGGCTGATTACGATTTTCTTGTTGAAGAAACAAAAGAAGCGCAAAAGGTATTATTCCCT